TCAGAAATTGCTAATGCTCTTCTACCTTTTGAAAATCTTGCCATTATATATTTGGATAATAAGTTTTCGGTGTAATGTACGTACTCGCTGCTGATCCATCCTCCGCTAATGCTCTTGCTAATTCATCTTCATATAATAATTTAAATTCTTGAGTTCTTTGAGGTGCAAATTTCATAGACAAATAATATGTAAGTCCAGCAATCATAGGTGGTATAAATCTATAAGGAGCATCACTTGCATTAGTATAAGCTCCTACATCTTGAATTCTTTTTACATAATAAACATTTAAATAATTACTTGCTGCTGTAGCATTAGGTAAAGGATAAATAGTTATTGTAACTTTTTCTATAAATCTTTGCACCCAATATTGTGAAGGGGTTCCATTAGATGCTTTGTTAGCTGTGGCTGAATAAGCATCTCTTGCAACTTTCGTTAAACCAATATCTGATTGATTTGTTGTATTATAATTTTGTCTATAAGTAACATTTAAAATATCTGTAATACCATAAATGTTTGCTGTTGGGACTGTTGTTGCTTGTGGTGGTTCTGCACCCCCAGGTACATCTGTGGAACTTCTATAAAAAGTATAAATACCAGAACCTTCCGCTGTAGCATCTATATTTGTAGTAGAACCTTGTACTAAATTAATATTAGTATTCCCTACTTCCCAAAAATGCACACCTCTATTACCCCATTCTTGAAAAAGAATATTTAGAGATCTTCTTGCAGATCTCATTTGATGTCCGGAAGTTCCTACAAGTCCTAATCTTTCGTATGAGTCAGCAATAATTTCATCAATTGAAAAGTCCTTATCAAATGAATAGGCTGAAGAAGTGGTATTCGCCATTTAAACTCCTATCCATTATACAGTACATTCATCTGGTCTATGTTATCCAAAGTGTAAGTTACTTGTAAACCATTAGAACATAAAACTCCAGGAACAGGGATATTGAAATGAGTTTCGTTATCTGCTGTCCCATTTGTTCTATATTGCATAAATGGAGTATCACTTGAAGTTAAACCACTTGAAACATTATGAAATTTTACATCTCCTGCTGTTCCACCGCTGCAACAAGTAAATCCTTTAAGTGCAGTTCTTCCACCAAAAATTCCCATTCCTCTAGAAGCATTAAATCCTAAAGAAACATTTCCTGCTGGTTGTGTACTCATTTCAGCTGAAGTAACAGTTAAAAAATATTTAGTCCCTGCTGTATCAGTTGCTGAACCTGGTAATGTAATTACTTCAGTTTGAGAATTACCATTTAAATCTGTACCTGTTAAAGTTACAGTTTTTCCAGAATCAGAAGAACCTGCTGTAGTTGCAGTTATAACTGCTCCTCCACCATTGTGAGTAGAAGCAAAAGCAGTCTGAGCCATAGTGAAAGAAGTATTTGGCCTTTGAGCAGCTGCAAAGTATGTAGTACTCGACGCTGTTTCATCCATTATTGTTTTTACTTTAACGTAAGTCGATGCCATATTTATCTCCTAATCTTCTAGGCTCCCGAAGGAGCCCAGAATAAGATTATTATCTTTGTTGGATTGTTTGAATCCAATCTGTTGCTATTTGATTAGCAGTCGTACCTTTGTTTTCTATGAAAACTTTTAGTTCTAATGCTATATCATCTGGAACAGTTGTAGCTGCTTGAGTTCCAACACAATTACCATCTAAGTAAAGTTTATACTGAGCAGAAGTTTGATTCATTTCAGTACCTGCAGGTTGAAAATGAAAACCTAGTCTAACAGAGTTAGTAGGCATTTCAAATGTAGTTGCATCTTGAGTTGGTATAGTAGAATCAGCAAAAGTATAAGTACTTCCTGCTGCACTATCTTTCATATCAAAAGATACACCCGCACTATTTTTTCTAGATAAGAACTGAATAGTAGTTGTATCCTCTAAGTGAGAGAAACCAATACAATCAGTTGGTACAGTTGCTGGATCAACAAATGCATTGTCAGCAAAACCAACAAAAATGTTTGCTTCAGTTACATCTGTCATAGCAATTCTAGTTTCATACCACCATTGCTTATTTGCATTGTAGTTCCAAACTTCTTTACCAGAAAGTCCAGTAATTTCTCCAGCAGCTGGAGCATCATCTCCAAGTCTTAGCCATCCACCAGCATAATCTACTAGTTGATAGTCTGAACCTCCGCCAGATGTTACATCCCAATCACTTGCATTATAATGAAGCCAGTCGTTTTGATAAGCA